AGATCAACAGGTAAATTAGAACAAATGGCATCAGTTGTAATTGGTCTTTATAGGGAAGATTATTATTCTTATGAAAGGGCAAGAGAAGAAAATAATGCTAATGTAGAATTTAACAACAAATTAGAGTACATCTTCATGAAAAATCGTGATGGAGAATGTAAAACCGCAGAAATGTATGTAGATGTATCTACCAGTACAATAAAAGATTATAATCCAAATTATTCGAAACCAGCATTTTAATTTGATTTCATACGATTATAGAATCCCATTAGTTTTTAACTTTTGGGATTTTTTATCTATACCTATTGTAAATTTTATTTTCACTTTCATATTCCCTTACACTTTTATAAGCCGATAATTGCGTTTCAAAATACCCAAGATGAATACTTTTACCATTATGAAAAATTCTTGCTCTATATTTATTTAACATCTTAATATAATTTACTCCGGGCAATTTTATTCCTTTCCAATAGTGACAAGAATTTTCTCTATTACTTACATATTCAAGATTATCAAGTCTATTATCGGTTTTATCTCCATTTTTATGATTAATTACTTGGTTTTTATAACCTACAAATGTTGATAAAACAACTTTATGCAATCTCATTGTTTTCTTTTTACCATCTTTTGATAATTGAAAATAACAATATCCATTATGTTTATGAATAGTGCATTTAATTTCTTTTTCATTTGCATTGTGAAAACTCTTAATTTCTCCAAGAGTGCTAACTTCGTACAGGTCTTCGTAACCTATAATTTTTTTCCAAATTGACATATAATATAAAGGCCCAAATCAAGAGTAGGTCTGCAACGTCCTAAAATTGAAATGAGCCATTAAAGTTTTTGATAGCAGTTGCAGTTGCTTATACAAATATACAATTTTTTTGTTAATGCAAAAGGTGACAATACTTGCCACCCTTGCAATCCAAACCACAAAACAAACACAAAATGAAACGCAAGGGTAAATGTATCAAAAAATATTTGTAATTCTTGCGATTTGTCCATGTTCTTTTGAATGCAAAAAACCTTCAATTGCTTTAGGTGCATGAACGTATCCATTGCGGTGATGCCATGAGTCTGCACCAGATGCAGAACGTAAAGATTCAACCGTTACACCAATAAAATCCTTAGAAGTTTTATGATGCACATGGTGTGTATAAACATATCTATGTTTGGTAACTCCCCAATGTTCTTTTGCCTCCTCGGCCATTAATAATCCTAAATCGGTAATTCTTGCACCATCACCATGAGTTGATCCGATAAGATTGTTATGATACCTATAATATTTACGATGGTTAATCGAACAATCAAATGTTATTGAGTCATCAAGCCTAAACCATGATTGGATAATGTCGGCCAAGAAGAACCCATTGGTATAATCGTGATTAGAAGGATTATAAGTAACGTGAACTTTAGCTATTAAACGAAGCTTTTCAATGACTTCTACATAAAGTTGTTTAGCTAATAAGAAATTCTCATACCACATTCCATCGGTATCTTGTGGAGTGCCACTTGTAGTGGTTCTCTTGGGTGTATCAATATGCAATATATCATTACCAATAATTAGTAATATTTGATCAATGTTAAAACCTTTGACTTTATTAAGAATACCATCTACACCTTCATGCACTCTTTGAACCGCAATATTAGAATTATAGTCTTCACCAGTTTCAAAAGCAGTAGCTAATTTACCAATGTGAATATCAGCAGGGTCAATAACAAGTAAATGACAATCTACATTTTCTTCATAAACTATTTTGTTATAATTAGGAGAATGCTCATTCATTGAAGAAACAATTTCTTCTCTTAAATCTTCATAAGTCTTTTGGGCCTTGTCTAATCTAACGGCTACGGAATATTCTTTAGTCTTATCCCAATAAAGAGTTACATCGTTGACATCTATTCCCCTTTCTTGACAATGAGATGCAAGACCTTCGTGATTTTCCGAAATCTTTGCTTTGTCTTCATATCTATTATATGACTTGCGTAATGTTTCTGGGTTATAGTTATATTTCTTACCTATAATTCTCGTTGCATCATGTTTGCTTTTTGCACCGCCACTATTGAATAGCTCAATAGCCTCAATGATCATTTGTTTGAATCCCGGCATTATTTGTTTTGGTTTATTTTAACGCATCAATAGATACTTAAAGTATAAATATCCAACTATAATTAAACTCTCAATTAAAATGGTGATTATTGCCCACGAAGGAATAATGTTTCTTGTCACAATTTTAGAAGAATTAGTGACATTAGAAGTTTCCTTATTACGATACTTTTTTTCATAAACACTTGCAATAGAATCAATATCTATTGTGGCTTTAATACTTCCCTTGTAAGACCTTATAATTACCTTGCCTTGTGGTAGTGTTATCTTTGAGTAGAAAGTCGTTAAGATGCCCAAGGAATCGCAAGGATTGTCAATTGTTAGTGTGTCGTGGATAGCATTATACTTGGTAATCACTTTGTAATCACGAATAGTATCAATTCGTATCTTTTCGGATACAATAGTAGTTACCTTAGAAGGCTTACAAGATATAATGCCAAAAAGTATAAACAAAAATGTTAACTTTTTCATGAGAAATATAATTGAGCCTCCTCAATTCTTCGTTTAGTTAGTCCACTTAGTACCTTGCCTCCACCCTTATCCCATTTAAGAAATTCATCTTTAATAGTAGGGTCATTGGGATTCTTATTTACCTTCTTTAAAAGAGTAGAACTCTTTAGATTACCCACACCACAATTGTAGGCAAAAGAACATAAAGCATCAAATTGATATTGATTGATAGTATCAACACAATAGGAATCAACACTACGTTCATAAGAAACTAAAAGAGCCTCCAATAGTTCGGTGGCTCTCTCTTTTGTTATTGGGGAATCGGTTAATTTAACTTTAGTACCATCTTCGTAGTAAGTACTTCCATAACCAATTGTGATTACTTTCGCTGGGCATAAATAAGCCTTAGCTTTAAACCCTTCGTATTTTTTAATTAACTCTAATCCAAGATTACTGATCTTTGTGATTTTCATTAAGCTTTGCTCTTAATTCAATGTTTTCGGTTCTTAAACCATGAATCTCGGTTGTCAATGTTTCAACCTTAGTTTTCAATTCGGCAACTTCGGTTTTCAATTCTAAAGCAGTTTCTCGCCATAACTTAATTGCATCGGATACGTTTTCTATTTCGGTCTTTTGAACTTCAACGTGTTCCTTTTTTCTACCTACAATCCAACCGAAAAACCCACTTAAAGCAGAAAATATACCCGGTAACACTACATCTTCAAATTCAAAATTCATCTTATTTATCACTGATTAAAGGTTCAACATTACTTGCAATTGTTTCATCAACAATCTCACTTGTGGTTTGATAATCAACCTCAGTTGGAGTTGCTAATTTTTCTTTTGTTTGTAGTTGGGCCTGCTCATCGGCAAAGAATACCGGAGAGTCATCTATAACAACACCTTCGGCTTTAATGATATATTGTAAGATTAAGTCATCATTCGTACCCCACTTAGCTACAAGGCTATCGGGTAATACTAAGTTCTTAGTGTACATAGATGCACCATCAAATGTTTTGTATTCCAAGAAACAAGTTTGATTGCTACCAAATAGCACATAGAATAAACGAATATGCAAACGAGTTGCAATAGTACCAAATGCCTCAATAGGCTTTATACGAACAATGTAATCCATATCTTATAATTCTATTTCTTCTTCTATTTTAAACTCTACTCCACTAACCCATCCATTAAGGAAAACGTATTGATCTAATTCCGCCGGGTTATTGATAACAATTGTTTGATAATCAAACTCCTTGTCACTTAATTCTTTTATTTGTTTACTTAACTTAGCAAGATTCTCTTTAGAATAGCTATACTCACCTTTCTCATCCATGATAACATTATTCTTATCATCACAAGAGGCACAATCTAAACGTAAAGCATCTCTATCTTCATTATAAGCATCTAAATAGGATTGTAACTTTTTACGAATAATCCCTAATTTCTTCTGACCTTTAGTTTCTTCATTGTAGATATTACCAGCAATGTAAGCCACAACCATAAATAGGTCTTTGTACGATTTTTTCATTTTGTATTGTTTGTTTATGAGTTTGCGATACTTGTCAACCATATAAATATTGATTACACAACAAATATAAGTTAATTATTTTAATATTAGCAAGTTATAAAACTTCCATTATTTGCATCAAAGTCAACAACAATATTAACATTTGAATTATAATAGTAAGGATTGCCCCATTGGTATGCTATTGCATTAGAATTAGTAATATTACATTGATTGAATAATCTGTAAGATATAGACCCATTAGAGTTAGCTAAAGTAAATCCACTTGGGAACATTTCATATCCACTCATTGCTACACCCGATCCAATAGTTGGATAAATTGATGCTATGAACCAATCTTTAGAATAATCACTAATTGTAAATCCAATAAAACTTGTAGGTGCACCATTTAAATCTAAAGCAAATATGTAATTAGCTAACCAATTATTGTTTGATCCAAAGAATCCACAAAATAATCTTAGATTTAGCTTGGCCCTACCCGCAACATTATATTGACTAAATGAGTTAGTAATTTGACTATTGTTATAATATAAAATAAATTGATGCGATGCCGTTTCTACACCCAAGAATCCAAAATTTACAATTTTATAATCTACATAACCAATGTTATAAGTACCGGGTGATAAGGTAGTATTGTTAGTAAACTCTGTTCCATTATAAGTCCATCCCGCATTATTTGATCCACCACCAATAGGATATATTGAACTACCATAAGCCTTACCTACCCTAACACTATTAGTTGCTACACTTGCATTGTTAATGGTAACACTTATGCTATGCCTAATAGTATTGTCATCAACTAAATGAACTGCGGTGGTATTACTACTTGGCTTAAATACAGGGTTAGCATTATTGGTTTCAATAAAGTTACTAAATGATGCTTGTGCTGCGGGCAATATTGTAACGGAGGCATTTGCAGAAGTAGCATTACCACCACCACCACCAACAGTAGCAGTATTAGTAAATGTTCCAAC